CTGGCAGAAAGTGAGCCTCGAAAACCGAGGCGCATCAAATCTGCACATCAAGGTGCCAGAAGGCACGACGCAAGAGCAGGTTGACGGCATCAAGCGAGCGTATCTGGAAAACCATGCGGGGCCACGCAATGCGGACAAGCCCTTTGTCAGCAACGCCGAAATTGTCCAGTACGGGCGCAATGCTCAAGAGATGGATTTCGTGGCGTCACGGCGTCAGGTTTGGGTTGAGATTGCGGCGGTGTTTGGTATGTCGCTATCGAACCTCGGCATGACTGAAAACGTCAACCTTGCAAATGCTGAGGCGATGGAAAAGTCTCTCTGGCAGGATACGATCATTCCGCAGCTTGAGCTGATGAAGCGTCAGTTGACACACCAGCTTGCGCAGGAGTACGGCCCTGAAGTCATCCTTGACTACGACCTTTCAAATGTCGAGGCGCTGCAAGAGGACTACGATAAAAAGCTGGATAACGCGGTCAAGCTGTTTGGTATGGGTGTCCCATTTAACAGTATCAACCAGTTGCTCGAACTTGGATTGGACGACATTGAGGGCGGTGACACAGGATATATGCCAGCAGGTCTGCTGCCGGCAGGATGGACTCCAGATATGGGCGTGACATCCGAACCAGCAGACCTGACTGACGATCAGAAGCGACTGCTGCACAAGCTGACCTATGGCTAGGCTACTGACTGGCTTAACGCCTGCACAGGAGCAAGCGATCCAAGAGCGTCTTTTTGTCGTTGCATCGCTACGCATCGAGGCAGGCGTCAGGCGAGAGGTCCAGCGAGCGATGCTTGATATTGCTCGCAATAGCGACAGCGCAGGAAAGCAATCTGCGGCAGTAGATGAGCACCGTCGCAGGGTTGAGCGCATCTTGATGTCAGCATGGCGAAGCACGGCGGACAGTTTCGCGCAGCGCATCCTGAGAGCCGCCCAAAAGCGTGACGCAAGCATTAGTCGCAAGTCCCTGTTCGGTGGCTATGAGTCATTTATCAATGGCTGGATTGCCCGTTATGGAAGTCAGAAGATCACGCAGATTGTTGGCACAACGCGCGATCAGGTCATTGCGATTGTCAATCCAATCATTGCCGATGGCATCGCTCAAGGTCTGGGACAAGATGCGGTCGGCGCGGCCATTGAGCGAGCAGTGCAGGACAGCGGCGGGGTGCTCGCACGCGCACGCGCACGGGTCATCGCTCGAACCGAGACGCACCAGGCATCGCAGGCTGGCAACATGGCCGCAGCGATGGCTACCGATATACCGATGAAAAAAGAGTGGATTAGCGCCAACCAGCCAGGCCGCACCCGTGAGGATCATCTTGATGCTAATGGACAACTGGTGCCAATTAACGCGCCGTTTGTCGTGGGCGGCGAGAACCTGATGTATCCGGGAGACCCGTCAGGCAGCGCGGGAAACGTCATAAATTGCCGCTGCACGGTCGGGTATGTTGTTGACTGACCTACTTAGTGTTAATCTATCGTCAGAAATCTATCAATAGGCTATCGCTATGGATTACAAATCCGTGCAATTCAAACAAGAGGATGTCGAGGGCCGCGTGTTTCGCGGCTATGCGTCCACTTGGGACCTAGACCGAGGCGGTGACATCATCCTGCCTGGTGCTTTTACCAAGACGCTGGCCGAGCGTGGTGATCGCGTCAAGGTTCTGTGGCAGCACGAAGAACCGATTGGCAAACCAAAACTGATGCGCGAGGACGATAAGGGCCTGTTTGTCGAGGCGGTCATCAGCAAAACTCGTCTAGGTGACGAGGCGATTGAATTGATGCGTGACGGTGTCATTGACACTATGTCAATCGGCTACTCGGTGCCGTCAGGCAAGGCCGATTATGATGATTCCGGCGTGCGCAAGATCAGCGAGCTGAAGCTGTATGAATTTTCAGCCGTTACATTCCCCATGAACGAAGCAGCGATTATCGTTGGCGTCAAAACGATCCGCGACGCGCTACGCATGGGCCGTGAGATTGACCAAGAAACCAAGGCAATGCTTGAGGAAACTCTTGCTTTGCTCAAGGCACTGTCAAGCACTGAGCCGGTGGCAACCACTCAGCCGCAAAAACAGCCGCCAGAAGTCGGCGACCTGATGCAGGCGCTTAAACACTTTGGGCGGTAATGCCCGTTAAACACGAGGTTCAAAAAAATGGAAATGAAAGAACTTATTGAGTCCGTAAAGACCTCATCCGCTGAGATCAAGGCATCACAAGCCAAATTGGATGCAGAGGTGAAAACGCAAGGCGAAGCAACCGCCGAAACCAAAGCGTCTCTTGAAAAAGCCAATGGCGAGATGTCCCGGCTCATCAAATCATTCGAGGACCTTGACGCCAAGCTGATCAAACTTGAAACCGAGGCCAAGCGATTCCGCGACGCGCAAGGTGTTGAGCGCAAGTCGCTCGGACGTGCTTTCATCGAGTCAGAGGTCTACAGTCACGTCAAATCCAGTCAGCGTGGCAACGGACAGCCCGCCAGCTTTGACCGAAAGGACATTTCAAGCCTGGCTGCGTCTGCCGGTGCGCTGATTCGCACTGACCGCGATCCAGAAGTGTATCGGGACCCGTACCGCGCAGTTCGCATCCGTGATCTGATCCCTTCGATTCCTACCGCGTCAGGATCAGTTGAGGTGATGCGTCTAAACGTATTTACGAACAACGCAGGGCCGCAGGAGCAGTCGCCCGTGTCTGGTGTTGTTGGCGGCGGTGAATTTGGCGTCAAAACCCAGTCAAACATCACCTGGGAGCTGGTGACTTATCCGGTGCGCACTATCGCCCATTGGGTTCCGGCATCACGTCAAGCACTATCAGATTCTGGAATGCTGCAAGGTCTGATCGACACCGAGCTGACCTATGGACTGCAACTTGAGTCGGATGCACAGTTGTTGCTCGGCGATGGCACCGGTCAAAACGTGACAGGCTTGCTGGTCGATTCGGACGTGCAGGATATTGGCGACATTGCCGCTGGCACCCTCGATGCTGCTTTGCCGTCTGCGATGATCGACCATATCCGCGCAGGTGTGACCGCTCTGCAACTCGCCGAGTACTACAACGTGAACGGCATCGTGCTTAACCCGCAGGATTGGGAGGCGCTCGAAACAGCCAAGGCAACTGACGGCCATTACCTGATGATCCAGTACCCTGCAAACGGTGCTGATCAGCGTATCTGGAGAATGCCTGTCATCATCACCAACGCCATGCCGCAGGGCACTTTCCTGATGGGTGACTGGACGATGGGTGCAAAGCTGTACGAGCGCGAGGACGTGACGGTGCGCGTATCTGAAAGCCATGCTGATTACTTCGTCCGAAACGGCGTAGCGATCCTTGCTGAAGAGCGTTACGCCTTCGCAATCCCGCGCCCCAACGCTTTCGTGAAGGGATCGTTTGACGTAGCTGCGTCGTAATCAACCCGGTGCGGGATGGCTCGCACCATTGAATGGAATCGCCCATATGCTGTACGAGCGTGAGTCAGAGATTGAGCACTATGTCGCTGAGTACAAATCACCGAAGTACGCTATGGGCGACCGTCGCAAACGCGACGTTAAAAACCACCTGCAATCAATCCGGCGTAAGACCAGCTTGCTCGATGTGAGCACGGGCCGTGGCGAGACGCTGGATATGGCAGAAAATCTAGGGTTTTCCCGCGTATCTGGTACAGAGGTTGTCCCTGATCTTGTTGGCGGACGCGTGGTGTTTGCCTACGCGCATGAGCTGCCGTTTGATGACGGGTCGTTTGACTGGGTGACGTGTTTTGATGTGCTTGAGCACCTGACCGAGCCGGATATCAAGCCCGCACTGTCCGAGATGTGGCGTGTTGCACGTCTTGGCGTGATTGTCAGCGCGTCTGAACGCTCAAGCGTATTCGGTGGGCGCGATCTGCATATCTCAAAGCGACCACGCGAGCAATGGCTAGCTCTGATCCGCAGCCTGTGGAATAAAGATGCTAAACAAGTTGGCATGGCAGGCGGTTCGCCGTGTTTCAAAGGCGTGAAATGAACATCTTTACCAACCTCTTGGGCGCATACGGCGGACGGCCAATTGCCGTCATGGGTGGCGCACCATGCCTGCCTGATGACGTTGAGCGCGTATCAAGCTGCAATCCTATCTGGATCAGCGCCAACGAGCACGGCGCAAAACTACAGCCGGTCGATTACATCTTCGCCGTGGACTTTATGCACCAGCGGGAAGCCCGGCTCATGAGCGATGTGCTGGCACCATACGAAACTCCCGTTATCAGTAGATGGGGCCAGTATGCGTCGTACATGATCCCGGCTGGATTGCCAAAGGTAGAAGGCAATGCGGGTCTGCAAGCAATCTACTACGCGTTTCTTATGGGCGCGTGGCCCGTGATCGTGACGGGCATAGAACTGTACCAGGGTGGCACTTACTACCACGACGAAAGGGCAGCGAGCAGCGGGCATGACAAGACGGCTGATTTTTGGGCGCAAAGGCTCGACGCACTGGCTTCTGTCGTGCCTGAGACGCATATTCGGGTGGCATCGGGGCCGCTCACCCGGTACTGGAAACAGTACGACCCACAAGAGCACATGGGTGAGTACGTAGAGCACCCGATCATTACGCACATGAGGCGAGAGCATCAGGCACTGCACGTCCGTTTCAAAAACCGAATGCGCCTGCCATCAACACGGCGAGTTCATCTTAAGGGTGACGTTGCATGGCTACCGATTCGCGAGGCCCATCGTCTTATCGGCACCAGGCAGGTCATGGAGATCACAGCATGACATTGCACGTTTGCATCAAACACAGCACAGCAGGGAAAAAAGGTCACATTATTGATGTTGATGGTGAGAAAGCCAGGCAGCTACGCGAGAAAGGCTTAGTCGTGCCGTATGATCCGCCCGCACCGCCAAAGCCAACGCGCAAAGGCGGGCNNAAGCCAAAAGACGCAGCGCCCGCAGAATTTACCGAGAGTCAAGATGACATCGTATCTGAGCTATCCACAGACTGACATTGAGCCAGCCATTGACACAGCAGAACTGGCAAATTGGCTGTTTGTGCCGGTGACAGACCCATTGTTGCCGCGCATGACCCGAATGGCATCCGCTATTGGCGTGGAGTACCTGCAACGCGAACTCATTACGAGAGAGCGCCGTGTGATCTACCAGACATGGCCGGTCATTGGCACCTTGACCGATGGTCTGTCGGGGCGCACAGCAAAACTGAGCGAGCACATCACTCTACCTTATGCGCAGTTGCTAAGCGTCGAGGACGTGGCAATCAATGGCGAGGCAACCGAGGACTTCAGCATCATTTACGGCAGTCCAGTAAAGCTCAGGATTAGCCCAGTTTTTGATTCATCGGACAGCGTTCCGGCCATCGATATTGCATACATGGCCGGATTTGGCGATTACATTTCAAGCGTACCGCAAGGCATACGCGATGGCTTGATGATGTTGGCGGCGTACCTTTACGAGCACCGAGGAGCGTGCGACGTGGACGACGCGATCAAGAAATCAGGCGCTGCGCAGATGTTGCAACCGTATCGGTTCTTTGCGGTGGTTTTATGAACAACCGGCGTGCGGTTCCGCCTCGTATGCATGAGGGCGCGTAATGGCAAATTGCTGTGATTACACGCCCGGCATGTTGCGCGAACCGGTGACATTTCAGAAGCAGGTCAAGACCAGCATCGGCGGCGGCGCGACGCAAATCACCTACACCGATGACTTTAGCGCACGGTGCCACATCAAGCCACTGTCAGGCGGTGAGCGCCTGTACGCAGAGCGACTTGACGCGCAGACGCGCAATCGTGCAGTCATTCGCTACGATTCGCGCCTGACCGAGTCGCATCGCGCTGTTATCCGCGGGCGTGCCTATCAGATACGGTATATCGGCAACGTGGAGTTTCGCAATCGCTGGATGGAGCTGGACCTTGATGGCGGGGTGGCAACATGAAGATGACGCTGGAGGGCGATAAAGAGTTGATCAAAGCGCTACGCAAACTAGGCACGGCGGGCGAAAAGCACG